GATCGCTCTCAAGAACCACTCTGGGGCTTTCTTCGGCAACGGCGCGAAGCCCGGAGTGGTTCTTGAGAGCGATCAGCCGCTCAAGCCCGAGACAGCCCAGCGGCTGCGGCAGTCGTGGGACGACATTCACGGGCGCGGCCCACAGAATGCCTCACGAACGGCCGTCCTCCCGCACGGCATCAAGGTCAAGGAACTGTCTGGGACGAATGAGTCCAGCCAACTAATTGAGACCAGGCGCTACCAAGTCGAGGATATCGCCAGGGCCTTCCGGGTTCCGGTCTACATGATCGGGGACTTGACCAAGAGTTCCTACTCATCGGTCGAGCAGCAGGGGCTGGACTTCGTGACGTTCACGCTCGTCCCGTGGCTTCGCCGCTGGGAAGGTGCCGTTCGGCGTGACCTGATTCTCGACGACGACAACTACTTCGCTGAGTTCGACGTTCGCGGCCTGCTTCGCGGCGACAACGCCGGACGCGCCCAGTATTTTCGGGATCTCTGGCAACTTGGCGTTCTTTCGATCAATGAGATTCGATCCGCCGAAGGCATGAACCCGATTGACGGCGGCGACAAGCGGTTCGTCCAGGTCAATATGGCGCTGCTTGAGTCCTTCGTGGTCGAGCCGCCAGAGCCAGAAGTTGAACCGGCCGCAGAAGAACCCGCACCTGAGACCATGCCAGCCGACCCAGCAGTGGAAGCCACGCGGTCCTCGGCGCTGGTTCTGTTCAAGCAGACGCTGCGGAAACTGGCATCCATCGAGTCTGACGGAATCATGGAGCGCCGCAGCAAGCCCGCCAAGTTGGCGGCGTGGCTCGAGGCGCACGAAAAGCGGATGCGAAACGAACTGTGCGACTCGGCCAAGGCGGCCGGTCTGAACATTGATGATTTCTCTGATGCGTGGATGAACGAAACAAGGGAACTGCTGCTCTCATGTCATCGCAGCGGTCGCAAGTATGAGGAGGTTCTTGAAACATGGACGGACAGAGTCGAGAAGACATTGAGCGCCGACTTGTAGAGTGCGACACCGCCGTCGAGCGGTGCCTCTGCGACAAGACAGGCAAAAAGAAAGTCGTAATTCGCGGCTACGCGGCCTTGTTTGGCAGCGACAGTCAGGACTTGGGCGGGTTCGTGGAGCGGATTTCGCCAGGCGCTTTTGACAACGTCATCAAGCGCGGCACCGACGTTGTCGCTCTCTACAACCATGAGCCGATGTTCCTGCTGGGCCGTGAGTCCGCAGGGACGCTGCGGCTGTCTGTCGATGAGCGCGGCCTGCGGTACGAAATCGACGCCCCGGAGAGCCGGGCTGACGTTGTTGAGGCCATCGAAAGAGGCGACGTGCGCGGAAGTTCATTCGCCTTCAAGGTCAAGGGTGCTGGTGAGCGGTGGAGCCGGATGCAGGACGGCCGCCAACTCAGGGAAATCACCGACTTCGACGGCTTGTTCGATGTCGGCCCAGTCCTGCGGCCAGCGTACCCAGCCACCGAGACGTTCGTGAGCAGACGGGCGCTCGACATGGCCAAGCGTGCCATGTATTCGGCTGGCGAGTTTGTTGCGTGGGACGGCGGCGTGGGGCGCGTCGAGTACGTCATGAACGACGGCTCGATTGGCGACTACTCGGAGGAGCCGATTGAGGCGACCCCAGAGGATCCGGCAGCGCTGGTGCGAAAGTACGACTTCGAAGACGGCGTCTGGGAAGAGTCCGACTACTTCGTTGCCAAGAAGATGAGCGAACTGGTGTCTGCCAGCAACATTATGGGCGAGGCGCCGATGTTCATCGACCAGCGGGCTGTCGGCCTCAAGCCGACTTCCGGCATGGCGGCCGCTGCCAAGCGCGGCCTGCGGCTGCACGAAGAAGGGAAGTCTGGGGACGGCTTGAAGCCGGAAACCGTGGCCCGCGCCAACAAGATTGCGAGGCGCGAGGAGTTGACGGAAGACCACGTTGTCGAGATGAACGCATGGTTCGCCCGGCATGAGAAGGCCAGCAAGTCACCGGGATGGGACAAGGCTGGCGAGGAAAAGCCCGGCTTCGTTGCGTGGCTCCTCTGGGGCGGCACGCCAGCGAAGAACTGGTCTGCGCGAAAGGCGGCCGCCATGAGCCGCGAGTTGCCAGAAGAAGGCGCTGAGCAGCGGGCCGAGGAAGAGCCGATGGAATCGCTCTCTCCTGCGAACTTCGCCCTCTACGAAGCCATCGAGCAGATCGCGGTCGAGAACGGGCCGTGGCCGCAGGAAGGCCCGGACGGCGCCCACTACATGACCGAGAACCCGTTCGCCAAGCAGGGGATGCGGTGCGAGAACTGCATCTTCTTTGAGAACGGCGCCTGCGAAGTCGTTGAGGGGGCCATTGATCCGAACGCGATCTGCAAACTCTGGGTGATTCCCGAGGAGCGGCTCGTTTCTCAGGGCCAGCGGAGCGTCGATCCGGCGGCAGAGGCGGCCAGGCTGAAGGCAAAAGCACTGGAGACGGCTGCTCATGGACGAACTCGCTGACCTCATCGCGGCGCTGGCGCGGTTCGAAGAGCGTGCCAGAAAGCCGAAGAAGCGCAAGAAAGTCAGAACAACCGGCCGCCCTGCCAAGATGGGGCCGTCTGCTGGGTGTGGGACTGGTTCTGGCGGCTTCAAGGCGGGGAACAACTGCGCCAAAGAAGACGGCATCCCGCAGAGGCCGCTCTCGCAGGGCGGCGCTCTCAAGGGCGCGAACGCCAAGGATGACTTCGCTCGCGCCAAGGCACTGAAAGAGAAAGCCGCCGCGAAGAAGGCCAAGAAAGAAGCCGCCGACAAGGCGAAGTCCATCGCTACGAAGCCGCAGCGCGAGGCCGCAAAGGTCGAGCGGAAGCGGGCCAAGGAAAAGCAGGCCAAGATCGACGAACTTCGCCGCGCTGCCGCCGAGCGGAAGGCCCAGAAGGGCGAACGTGACGCCGCCGAGCGCAAGGCTGCCCAAGAGGCCGCTGACAAGAAACGCTCCGAGATGCTGCAGAAGATCCGCATCAAGGAGGCGAACAAGAAACTGGAGATCGTCGAAGCGCCGCAGCCTGCTCGCCAAAAACTACCAGGCGAGTCGTCGGTAGACTCCGCAGTGAGGGAAAACAAGAAAGAATTCGATAGCCTGCACAAAAGCCTGGACGAGATTGAGGCCCGATACGAAACGCGACTTGAGGGCCCAAGGTCTGCTATCAAGGCAATGTCCGACAACAGAGACTGGCTCAACGATCAGGCGCGCCAAAAAAGACTGGAGGCTCAGAAGTATTCTGGAGCAGCCAAAGAAACACTCCTCCAAGAAGCGCAGCAGCACGCCAATGAGGCGATTAAATACAACAAAGACATAAACGACGCTCACGACATTGCCAGAAGGCTTGAGTCGCAGAGGCAGAGGGAGGCTCACGGGGCGGTCAGCGAGTTTGTGTCGAAGAATGGCGGAGGCCTTGCAACGGTCAACCCGAAGAGCCAGATATCCATTGACGTGAAGTCGTCAAAAAGGAGAGATTCCTTTCGTGAAAACGTAGGGGACGCATACAATTTCCTCAACTCCTCGCTTTCGCGAGTTCACCAAGCCGCACTCTCCGCTGTGAAAGTGCGACTCGTCAAGAAGTCCGGCGCTGACTACGACCACTTGACAAAGTCGGCACGACACGGAACTTCCGGAAAGCACGCCGAATACCACACAAGCAAGGCTGTCGTAGTTCACGAGGTTGCCCACGGGCTTCACTATGGAGACGGGTCTGCTGCAGGAAATAGAGCAATCGCGGCAATCAAGGATGACTACGACACGCGGGTTGCCGAGTTGCTGTCGCAAAACCCAACTTTGCGAAAGGTGCAATACAGTTCACAGAGAAGTCGGTATCTTGGGTACAAGGTTCCTGGAAAGACCGGGAGCAATCTGGGGTACTGCAGCGACTACTGCGATTTCGAGAACGGAAACGCAACGGGCGCAACTGAAGTAGTTACGATGGGCGTGCAGCGCCTGTACGAAGATCCGGTGTCGTTTAGGAAAAAACACCGCAGGCACTACAATTTGACACTCGCATTTTTATCGGGAATGCTCCACAGATGACAGGCGAACACATTGCTGGAAATGGATGGGTTGCGTGGGTGTCTGACGGATACCCGCTCTGGATGGTAGAAATGCCTGACGGCGACCAAAACACAGACATCTATAAGATGATCAGCAGCGAGTTTTCGTCGCAGAGGGTTCTTGACGAATATCTTGAAAAGTTTGTGATCACGCACGGGAACAGGCTTGGCCCGCTGTATGAGGACGTAGTTGAGTTCCTCAAAAAGTGGGGAGTCGCAGCAAAGGCAGTCAACGTGACATACGAGGGCGAGGGCGGCCCCGCCGACTGACTTGCACGCTAGCGCTCCGCCTCGTTAGGCTACAGGTAGACATATTGCTTCGCGATGGATTTCGCGAAGTGCAGTGCGAGCGACTTGAGGATTCTTGTCGCGGCGTGCTTGCGGGACTTACACCGCCAGCCGCCGCTATTCGCGTTTGGCTGGCTCAGACAAGGAGCAATAGCCAAATGGCCTCGAATCTCAAGCGTCTCCAGGATCGCGCTGCTGCGATTGCCGCCCGGCTGAACGAACTCGCTGACTGCGAGGAGCGGTCGGAAGAGCAAACCACCGAACTCCGTCGTCTGACGGACGAGGCCGACACCGTGAAGTCGGACCTTGAGTTTGAGCAGCGTCTCGCTGCCAAGGAATCGGAACTCCGCGCTGTGGTCGAGCGGGCTGCTCCCGCCCCGGCCGCTCCGGTTGCTGCCGAGGAGCCGAAGAAGGTCGAGATCCGGGCCATCCACCCGCATCACACCACGCTCCGGGCCTTCAACGACGGCCCCGATGCCGTCGAGTCGGCCTACCGCTGCGGCCGCTGGCTTCGTGCCACGGCGTTCCGCAACGAGGATGACCTCCGGTGGTGCCGAGACCATGGCGTCGAGGGCCGTGCCCTTGGCGAAAACAGCAACTCGACGGGTGGCGCTCTCGTCCCCGAAGAGTTCGCGAGCCGCGTGATCCGCCTCGTTGAGACCTATGGCACGTTCCCCGGCGCCGCCGAGAGCGTGAACATGAGCCGCGACACGATGGTGATCCCGAAGCGGCTTTCGGGCACCACGGCCTACTTCGTGGGCGAAGGCTCTGCGGTGACGGAGAGCGAGCCGACCTACGCAAACGTCAGCCTCGTTGCCAAAAAGTTGGCCGTGGGTTGCCGGATGTCTTCGGAAGTTGTCGAGGACGCTCTGGTGTCCTTGGCAGACAGCGTAGCCCAGGAATTTGCAACTTCGCTGGCCTACAAAATCGACACCTGCGGGTGGCTGGGCGACGGGACCAGCGGCTTCGGCGGAATCAACGGCATCGTGAACAAGATCAACGACGGCACGCACACCGCGAGCGTATCGACGGCGATCTCTGGCAACACGGCCTTTGAAACCCTCGACATCGAGGACTTCCTCGGGGTCATCGGCAAGTTGCCGCTGTACGCTCGGGCCGGTGCCGCTTGGTACATCTCGCCAGCCGGTTACGCCGCGAGCATCAGCCGTCTGAAGTACGCCGCTGGCGGCAACACGGTCGATAACCTCGGCGGTGACGCTGGCGAGTCGTTCCTCGGCTACCCAGTCCGGATGGTGCATGTTCTCAACAGCACGCTCGGCGCCGATGCCAACAAGGTCAAGGTGCTGTTCGGCAACATGAGCCTGTCCAGCATCTACGCCCGCCGTCGCGACTTCTCTGTCCGACTGTTTGATCAGGTGTACGCCACCACAGATCAACTGCTCCTGCAGGGCACCATGCGTTTCGATGTGAACCACCACTCTCTTGGCAGCAACAGCGAGGCTGGCCCCGTGGTCGCCCTCCGGTCTGCCGCTTCGTGATAAAGGAGTCAGCAAAAAATGATCCATCTCCAGAACAACAAGATCGTCGGTGACGTTCCCGCTGCGGCCGTTGGTGCCACGGCGACCGCCACCCTCACGATTGACACGATTGGCTACGATGTCGCCAGTGTTGCCGTCCTGCGTGCCAGCAACGCAAGCACGGTCTTCGCGAACGCCATCAAGATTGCCGACTCCGACGACAACTCGACCTACACCGATGTCACCGCCCTCGTTGGCGGCGGCACGGGCGGGTTCTCGATCCCTGCGATTGCGGCCAGCGCCACCGGCTCGGCGTCCATCCTCAAGTTGGACGTTGATACCAAGGCTCGGAAGCGCTACCTGCGGGTGTCGTACACGCCGGGTGCCTCGGCCAACGTGTCCATCGTGGCACGCCTCGGTCGCGGCGAAGAGACTCCGGTGACGACCACCGAAGTCGGCGTCATCGGAATCGTCAAGGGTTGATCTCGCATAAGCGGGACGGCCATGACGGCTGACTAAGGCGCAAGGAAGCGCGCCCGCTCCATCAAGGAGCGTTTAGCATGATGCTGCGTGTCGGACAGTGTGAAGCCGAGGCGAAGGTGGTTGCTCTAATGAGTACGCCTCGCCTCGGCTTCACTGATAATTTCTTCTGCGTCTCTCAGGCGCTGACGCCGCACAGAATCCCCCTCATCAAACACTCAGGGGCGTTTTGGGGGCAGTGTTTGCAGAGGTCGATGGAGACCGTCATCAACGACTATGACGTAATCCTGACCATCGACTTCGACAGCATCTTTACGTCTCGGACGGTCGAGGCGCTCATGACGCTCCTCTACTACTCCGGGATGGACGCTATTGCGCCGCTGCAGCAAAAGCGGGAGAGCAACGCGGTTATGTTCGCCGTGCCGGGCGTGAAGCCGGAAGATCAGACAACCGTTGAGGACGATTGGTTCGGCAAGATCGTGCAGCCGGTCGAGACAGCCCACTTCGGATGCACGCTGTTTCGAACATCCGCGCTCAAGAAGGTTCAGAAGCCCTGGTTTCTGGCCCACGCCAACGAGCAAGGCGAGTTCACGGGCGGTCACATCGACGAAGACATCCACATGTGGAGGGCCTGGGCCAAGGCCGGGAACACCCTAGGCCTGGCGACCCAGATCAGCATCGGCCACGCCGAACTGATGATCACCTGGCCCAGCCGACAGGATCCCAGCGGCAAGGTGCAGCAGCACACGACTGACTACTGGAGCGAGTGCAAGCCGCATGAGAAGGCCTGGGGAATCGTAAAATGAAGATTAGGGTCATCAAGCCATTTGGCGGATACAAGGCCGGTCAAGAGTTTGACTGGAGCGACGGGATGGCCCGCGTCTTGATCGCTCGACGGCTCATCGAAGAGGTCGAGAGCCGAGACTTCGAAGTGGCCACTGTCGAGGAGCGGGCAGAGCGGGCCATTCAGCCGCAAGGAAAGAAGAGGATGAAGTGACGATTCAGTTTATATCGCCAGAACAGCCATCTTCCGGCGTCACCCCCTACAGGAGCCTGTTCCGGCAGACTGCGCCAGCGGTTGAGCCGGTGACGCTCGCGGAAGCCAAGGCTCAGTGCCGCGTCGATACGGCAGACGACGATGCCTACATCTCGACGCTGATCGCTACCGCGAGGCTGTACGTTGAGGACGTTCTGGACGTTTCGCTGATCACGACCGTCTGGGAGACTCGCTACGACTGCTTCCCGCTGTGGGAGATCATCCTGCCTCGGCCGCCGATGCAGGACGCCGCCGTGACGGTGACGTACCGAGACGAGGGCGGGACTGTCAGGACTCTCTCATCGGTCGAGTATCAGGTCGATCACTACGTCACGCCGGGGCGCATCTACCCGAAGTTCGAAGGGGTGTGGCCTGCGGTTCGCGGCGACGAAAACAGCGTGGTCGTCCGCTGGTCGGCTGGATATGGCGCGTCAGGATCCAGCGTCCCAAGCGTCATCAAGCACGCGATCCTGCTGCTGGTGGCCCACTGGTACGAAACCCGCCAGCCGGTGTCTCAGGGGATGCAGATGCCGATCCCAGGCACGTTCGACACGCTCATGGCTGCTTCTGGGTGGGGGGGATACCGATGACCGTATCAGCGACAGTCCAAGCCAGCATCGACGCAACGAAGACCTCCCAGAGCGGTCTGTCTACTGGTACGGAAAGTCGCCGGATGTCGTTCTCGGTAGACGTTGGCGACTGCAGCATTGTTTGGAGCGAGAGACGGTCGTGCCAAGCCTATGGGTACGACGACGTAAATCTTGAGTCCAGCGGCGTATCAGTCGTCAAACTTCTGTGCGTCAAGAATCTGTCGCCATCGGCAACCATCGCCATGACGGCAGGCTGGAACGGAACGGACTTCCGGACGTTCATGACGGATACGCTTTCTTGGAACTTCGCCCCCATGGTGAACCTCGGAAGCCTGACCCTCCGGGGATACCCAATCAAGCCGCTGGGGTCTTTCCTGTTGTCCTGCCCAAACTCAACCGGGTTCGCGACGACGAGCGGCGGAAGCGTCCTCCGAATCGGCGGCCCCAGCGGCGCGGCATACGAAATTTACGTTCTGGGGAACTGACAAATGGCGCTAAACGCACAGATCTTGGTTTCTATCGTGGGCCAGGAGTCATCTTCTGGCGACATGTTCAACCAGATGCGAGTGACCCCCGCGTCGTACTCGCTTTCGCTGACCGATGGCACCGGCGCGTCGCAGTCTCAGGTGGTCTGGAGTGACTCGCTGACAGCGTATGACACAAACGTCACGCCCAACGCGCTCTTGGACGACAGGGGCACTGTGTCAATCACAGCGCTCAAACTCATATACCTGAGAAACACCGGCGCTGTTGACCTCTGGCTGGGTTCGCCAATTGGTTCCGGCCAGAGGGTTATTTTTTCGAAAGACCAAGACATCATCGTCCCGGCTGGCGGAGTCTTCATGCTGACGAATCCTTCCGCAGCAGGGTGGGCAACATCAAGCGGACAGACGTTTTATATCGTCTCCACGACGGGGGCGAACCCCTCATTTGACATCGTCCTCATTGGCGAAGGGACGATCTCTTGATCATCGGCAAGATGCGAGAGCGCGTGACGATTCAGTCGCCAGCCGAGGTGCGCAGCCCCTCTGGTGAGACGACGCTTTCGTGGTCTACGGTGGCGACGGTGTGGGCGAGCGTAGATGGCCTATCGACGAGGGAGATTCTGCAGGCCCAGCAGGCCAACGTGGTTGCCACCCACAAGATTAAAATACGGTATCGGGCCGGTGTCTCGCACGTTCAGCGGATCATCTGGCGTGGCCGCACGATGGAAATGTCGAGCGTGGTCGAGCGTGACGGCCGAACGTCTCTCGAGATTTTGGCAAAGGAAATGCAGTAATGTCACTCGCCCGCGCTGAAGCATTCGTCAGAGTGAGCGTCACTGGCGTCAAGCCAATCCTCGATACTCTGGATCTCGTTGTCGGCACGATGGCTGCTGGCACGACGCTAGAGCGGGTTCTTCGGCGGGCCGCCGTGCCGATCCGGGACGGATACCGGGCAGCGGCGAGGACTCACGACGCCACTGGGAATCTGGCCAGAAGCACGACCATCAAGACGAAGACGTATCGCCCCGGCGTGTCAGTGGCCATCGCTGGCCCGCGCCACACCGGCAGCGCTGGGGCCAGCGGGTCTGTGGCGAGCGGTAATCACAGTTGGCTCGTCGAATTTGGGTCCAACGGCAGGCGAAGCCCGTCCTCGCGAGGCACCCGAAAGGCATACGTCAACGTCCACCAGAGCATCAACATGCGCATGACGCGCGTGGCCACTCTTGAAGACAGCGACAAGTTCAAGGCGCGGTCCAAGGGTTACTACTTCCTGATGTCGTCGTGGCGAGAGCCGACTCGCCAGGCACGCGCCGGTCGAGGGTATACGCACGACTTCCTTCCGGACGGCGGGGTTTTCACGCTGCACCCCGGCGAGACCTACGGCGCCATGCCAGGCTACCACCTGATGGAGAACACCATTACGGCCAGGCGAAGCCAAGTGCAGGGGATCATCAGAAACGGCCTGATTGACGCAATCAACACGGCAGTTGCTGGAGCGCTCTGATGGTTTTGCTTCCCGAGCAGCACATCTACACCAAACTCGTCTCCAGCCCCCAGGTTGCGAGGCTCATTGGCTTCCAGGTTTACCCGATTGCCGTCCCCAAGGGAGCCTCCGTTCCTTTCATCATCTACAAGCGGGCGAATGTTCGGCGCGAGGGAACCCTCGGAAACACGCCGCTGTTTATGCCAGAAGTGTCGCTTCAGATCGCCTCTTGGTCGATGACTTACGGCGGCGCGAAGGAGTTGTCCGACGCCGTCAGGCTCTCCCTAGATGGCCACACAGGAACACTCTCCGGGGTTACAATACATGATATGAGGCTTGTCTCCGAAGTGGACGACTTCCTCGACCCCACGGCGGTTGGGGCGCAACTGCCGCCAGCCTACGAAGTCAGACAACTGTTTCAAGTTCGCTGGTCTGAAGCGACTGGCTAACACATTATCGCGCAAGGAGGCGCACGCGAATGGGCACTTCGGCACAGGGACTCACCTTCACGTTCGGCGGCAGCAACGTCACGGTTACATCGGTACAAGTCAGTGATTCGCAAGACCTCCTCGACGCGACCCACCTCGGCGTGGCGGCCAACGCCAGGCGTTTGTTCGTCGGCGGTTTCGCCACTGAGCGAGAAGTCCAGATCGACTACATCAACACGACCATTCTCGCTGCCGGTACGTCTGGCGCCCTGTCGATCTCTGGCCCGATGTCGTTCAGCGGGAACGCCACTTGCTCCAACGCGAGCATCGGCGGATCGGTTGGCGACTTCATTCGTGGATCCGCGACCTTCCGGCTCGCCTGATTCTTTGGTGACGGGAGGCGGCAGTGGCTATCTCGTCTCACGGGACGACGTTCGCGTTCTCCGGAATCGCCGGGCTGACTGGAAGCGTTCTCTCGATTTCTGTCGAGGAAGCGCAGCCAGAGATCGTGGATATGACGGCGGTTACGGACGACATTGCCGTCAGGAAGTTTATGACCACGGGCGACATCACATCGCCGCCCAAGGTGTCAATAGACTACATGCGCAGCCAGGCAAATCTTATCAATTACCCGATGGCGAACGCCCCGGTCGGGCAGTACGGCCTGCTCTCAGTAGGCCACATCGATGGCGGAATCTTCATGTCGCGATACGCGTGCGTGGAGAGCGCATCTACGGAGATGGCTGTCGGTGATTTCATTCGTGGAAAACTTACGTTCGTAGTCGACACAACCATACCACAACCATAAGTGAAGGACTTTGCGATATGTCTTTGAGCAAGGCGGCGATTCTGGCGGCGAAGGATGTTCGGCTGAGTGATGCTGTTCCGGTCCCGGAGTGGAACGGAGATGTCTTCATCAAGACGCTTTCCGGTCTTGAGCGAGACGCATTCGAAGAGTCCTACCAAGAGCAGAAGATGAAGGCGTTCCGCGTTCGCTTCCTCTGCCTGACGCTCTGCGACGATGGCGGCGAGCGGCTGTTCTCGGACGGCGACTATGAGACGCTTGGAAAGAAGTCGAGCATCGTGATCAACCGCCTGTTCGAAAAGGCTTGGAGCCACAACGCCTTCACCCCGGAGGCTGTGGAAGGCCTGGGAAAAGATTCACCGAGCGGCCAGAGCGGAGATTCTACTTCCGCCTAGCGCTCGCGCTTGGGATGACGGTCAAGAGGTTGCTGACAGAGATTGATTCAGAGGAACTCAGTGAGTGGTACGCGTATGACCAGCGCTGGCCACTCCCTGACCAATGGTGGCAAACGGCAAGGATCTGCCGAACCATCATGGCGGCCAGCGGTAACTACAAGAGGGTGCCAGAGGAAGACGTATTTATTCCAGCATCTATGAAGCCGCACCAGACGCCAGAGCAGATGGCTGCGGAACTGATGAAACTGACTCAAGGATGAGTAATGGCGCTTCTCGGAAGAATATCTGCAGTCCTCACTGCTAACACGCAGGACTTCACGCGCCAGATCGGCACAGCGCGCCGAGAGATCCAGGACTTTGCCCGCCAGGCCCGTGGCGTTCAGTTCAATCTGAACACGCGGTCTCTCGACGGCACGCTGACGCAACTGCAGCGGTTCCAGAGGACGATTCGCGAGATCCAGCAACTGCAGGCTCGCGGCGTGGATGCTGGCCTGCCGAATGCCAACAGACTGCGCGACCAGTTTCGCGCTTTTGAGGATGTCGGCAGGCCGCTGACGGCCGTGAAGAACCAGATCGAGGGCTTGTCCAACACCGTCCAGGCCGAGTTGTATCCAGCGCTTGAGCGAGTGCAGGCTGGATTTCGAAATCTCTACAACGAGATCGACGCCGGAACGACCACATACGACCGCTCGGCCGCGCGGATCGAGAACCTCCAGCGCAGGATCACGGCGCTGGGTCGAGCCACGGCCGCCGCTGGCGACTTTTCGAACCTCGCCAAGTCGCTGAACGCCAACAACACTGGCGCGTCGTTCTTCCAGCCGAGAGCCAGGGAGTCGCTGCAGCGCTCGCTTGAGTTGCGGAACCAGGCCCAGAACGTCCCGGCCAGATTTCGCGGAGGCGCCTTCGCTGACCTGTCTGTCGAGGCAGAGCGGAACGCAGACGACATCGAGCGCGCTGCGGCGAGGGTTGCGGCGGCGCAACTCCGCATCGCTGACTACGGCGAGACGCCAGCAAACCTAACTCGTCGCGGCCGCGCCCAGCAAGACCTCGACCGCCTGACCAACAGGCAGACAGTCATCAACGCCTCGTTCCAGCGAGAACTCACCTCTGCACAGATCCAGCAAGTCGTGTCTCCTGACGCCGAGAGGCAGGTTGACGGACTTCGCGCTCGCTTTGAGACTCTTGCCAACGACCTTCGCCAACTCGGAGGCACTAGGTTCAACGGCTTGATTGCTGGCGTCGGTTCGGTCGTTGAGCAACTCAACCGTGGTACTGCGTCTGCCAAAGAAGCCCGGCAGGCCGTCGATTCGTTTGCCGCCGCCGCGTCGTCGGTAAACATCAACCGCAATCTCGCGCAGCAGACGGAGTCGCTTCTCTACTCACCGACCGATCTCCAGCGCCGTCAGATTCAGAGCAACTTTGACAGGCAGGTGTCCAGGCTTGCGCCGGACGATCCCGCGCGTCGCGGTCCGGAGAACGAGCGAGACATTGGTTTGACGCGGCTGCGGCTCAACAGCGAGATCATTCCGAGGACGCAAGGACTTGCGGATTCAGCCAAAGGCTTTGGAGACCCCAAACTTGAGCAGCAGGCGAACAGGCTTCTTCAATACAACCGCGAGATCAGCGCGGAGTTGCGGAGACAAGACAACCTAAATGCGAACAAGAACTACGATGCGGCCGCAGCGTCACTCAAAACAATCAACAGACTCCTCGCTGAACAATCCCAACTTGAGGCAGAGATTGCTGGAGACATCTCCACTGCGAACGCCGCCCGCAGGCAAACGGAACTGTTTTTGAGGGCGTCTGGAAGAAGTTCTGAGAAACTCTCGCAGGGCGCTAGGGACGCCGCGTCTGACTTGGACGTTGGCGCGCAGTTTAGAGGTGGCATCAAAGATGGCGGCGCGCGCATCAGGATAGAGACTGAAATGATGCGCATAGAGGAGAGCGTTCGCAATCTGCAGAAGGCAATGGCCGCCGTGGCGGCGAGTGACCTGGGCGCAGACGAGAAGGCCGCCGAACTCGATAGGCTGGACAATCAGATCAGGCAGTCCACAGGCGGCCTCGACGAGTTTATCGCCGCAGAAAGCGGCGGCGTGTACGGAAAAGATCAGATCGCGTCAGCGATGAAGCGGGGCAGGAACAACGCTGGTTCTTTCGGAGTTGGCGGTGCCGCATCGGCGCAACTTGCCATTCAGCAGGGGTTGTTCGCAGTTGACGACTTTATCTCGTCAACCGGCCCGCTGGAATACAAACTCCGCGCTATCGGTAACAACATCACCCAATTGGGACTTCTACTCGGGCAGTCAGGCTTGATTGCTGGACTGGATGCGACTCGCGGCCTCTTTATTGCGCTCGGTGCAACTATCGGCGCGAACGTCGGGCTGGCGCTTCTTCGCTTCGCGACAAACACGCAGGAGGCTGAAAAAGAAGTAGAAGTTCTCAATAAATCGCTTGAGCGGCAAAAGTCTCTTGCTGAATCGCTCGCTAGCGCATACGGGGCGCTCGCCAAGTCCGTAGGCGAAGCCGGTATGACGCAAAATCAACGAACGCGACAGTCGAGAGACGAGCAACTATCTGACATTGCAAAAAGGCGGGATGACTTACTTAGGGAGCGTGTTTCTGGTAGCGACAGATCTGTAATACAAAACCGACTCGAAATTCAAGACCTGGAAGAGAAACTCAAGGCGCCTAGGGGGTCGTTTGAGTCAGAGTCTGATTACACGAACAGGCGAATCGGCATTTCTCGGAGGATCGAAAGACTTCGGCAAGAGCAGGAGGCAATCGGAAACAGCAGACTGCGACGACCAATAACCGATGCAGCAGCCCGCGATGCAATTGCTGGCAGAGAGAGCACTATCCCTGCTAGTTCATTCACGGCCACCGGACTCGACTCTGCGTTTTCTCTGAGGAGAGACCTGCGAGAAGCAGGCGGCAACGTCGCCGGTGGTGACAGGCGTTCGCTGCAAAGCGCCATCCAGCGACAGATAGACGTTCTTGAACGGTTCAGGGCAGATCTCCAAGACAATGCGCAGTTCAACACACCGCAGGGCAACGAGGCCCGCGCGGCGCTCGGAACCGTTGACGCAGAGATTGGGCGACTCACGGACGTTCTTAACGGATTCACAGATATAGCGCAGCAGAACTACGCCGCTGCGGATGCGGTTGCCAGGAAACTGTTTTCGCTCGGTGACGAACTCGGCGCTGGCCTTTCGATTGTCGAGAATGTCTTCGGAGAACTTGCGTCTTCTAGCAAAATCGCTGCCGAGATCGGTCGACTTTCCGACGTAGCGAATCAACTTGACCAGATGGCCAACGAGGCCGTAGCGAAGGGTCAGGATCCTTCCGCATTTGAGGCAGATGCCGACGCCGCAAGAGAGATGGCAAGACAGTTAACTGCAGCAGCAACTGCGCTCCAGACTTTTTCCGACGTAATGAGAAGAGCGGGCGAGTCGGTTTCTGCTGACAACGCAACAATGCAGAATCGTGCCGACGATGCCCGGAGAGCGGACATCGGCAACAGTACGCCGTCCACCAGGTCGGCCCGGGCAAGGGCGGAAGCAGACGCAGAGGCGTCACGGCGCCGGGAGCGCAGATTCCAGGACGACATGGCAACTGCCCGCGAGCAAGCCGAGCAAGACATGATCGACAGGCAGGATCAGAACGCGAGACGGCGTGCTGAAATTGACAGACAACTGGCTGTACCGGCCAACGAGACAAGCCCAGATGGCGTCCAGGGGGGTACCGTTGACGAGCGAGGCAGACTGCGAGCCGAAAGGAGGCGGCTTGAGGATGATGCCCGCAATGCTGTCGAGAATTCTCCAGCCGCCCGCGCGGCGACGGCGGAAAGGGACAGGGCGACGGCAGATGTTGAGCGCGCGAGGTCTGCGGACAGGGGGCGTGAGTTAGCGCAGACACCAGCCGAACGCGCTGGCAAGGAACTGGCCCAAAGCCTGGTCGACGTTCGCGAGGAGTTTAAGCAGCGCGGTCAAGATCCGTCCGCCGCGAACCGCCGCATCATCGACGACTCGATGCGCCAGACCGCCCCGGCCATCTTCGGCATGGCCGATCAGGTCATGAACGCTGTCGTGCAGGGTCCATCGAGGGCTTCGCTGCAGGCTATGGACATCAGCACAGCGCAGGGCGGGTCGGAACTCAGCAGGCTTCTGCGGGGCGACGACTCGGCCAGAAACCAGAACCTCGTCGAACTACAGAAGCAGAGCGCGGCACTCGCACAACTCGTCTCCATCGCACAAGAAAACGGCGCCCCGCCGGGCGTCTTCGACAACTAACAAGGAGGGTAAAAATGGCCGACATCACCTACAGCATGAACCTTCGCGTGGGCAAGGGTTTGCTGGATAACTCAGTCTCTGCAAGTAACGTCACGGCGTCGATGAGCCTCACCGGCATGCGCGCTGACATCTATACGCTTTCGACAAGCGCTTCAAGCATCTCTACGGCCAACCTGGGCAGCGTGGGCCTCGGCTTCATGCGGAACCTGTCCACCGCGACAGCGTCGACCGTGCAGATTGGGATTGAGGCTGGCGGTTCGTTCGTCTCGTTCGCAACGCTCCGCGCTGGAGAGCCAGCCATGTTCCGCCTATCGAGCGGGACTGCGTATCAGGCGAAGGGGTCTGCTGGATCCCGACTTCGCGTAGACATCACTGAGGGTTGATTTATGCCTCCGCGTCAGGTCAGTGAAATCGCCTCAGGGCAGCAATTTTCCCGCTCTGGCGGCGATTCTGGGAAACTCGCAGACTCTCAAACGAGAGTCTTTCGGGTTCTGATGAACTCGCCCAACGAAGCGCTTGACATACAAAAAGACTGCGGCGTTTACATTGGCAACAACCACCCGCAAAACGACAACATTTTCTGCACCGCCTTTGATGCAAAGTACGAAGGCGACAGCAGGCTTGTCCTTCTGTGTACGTTCCAGTATGGATCCTATCCTTCAAGCGAGAGTTCTGGCGGCGGAGAAGACCCAAAGTCGTTTTCTCCAGACATTCGGCCCCCAAACGTAACGACGAGCACTTCGACGGCAGAGTTGCCTATATACGAATGGCGCGAGGTTGACGAGAACGCAGAGGTTGATGGCGGGGATCCGGTTCCGGCAAAGAACTCAGCAGGCGATATGTACGACGGGATCACCACCCTGACGTACATCGCCACCATTGCCGTCGAGCAGTTTGTGCCGGATGACCCAACGAAACACCTTGCCCATGTCGGCACGGTCAACAGTGAGCAACTTAACCTCGGTTCATTGGTCATAGAGCCAAGGACGCTCATGCTTCGCGGGTTGACGATGAAGCCCACAATTGAGTCGTGGGGCAGTGAAATTTATCGAGGCTGGATGGCAACCTATGAGTTTGCCTATAAGCCCGAGACATGGGATTTGAGAATCCCGCAGACTGGATACAACGTCAAGGCTTTCAACGTGAATATTCAAGGCGTGGACAACTACGGCCAACCGCTCAAGCACAAAAACGGAAAGGTTCTCACGCCGCTTGCGCTCCCGGATGGGGTGTCGGCAGGAGACAAGGTTCGCGCCATGGTGAAGGTGTTTGAGTACGAAAATGGCGGCGTCTCGCAGTTACCTTCGGCGCAGCCGGTCGCCCTCAACGACGATGGCTACCCGATGGCGGCATCCTTGCAGCCTCTGATCAAGAGGTATAGCGTTTATGAAACTTCAGACTTTGCCGAGACTCTGGCCCTCAGGGTTGGGTGAGCAATGGCGAGACAAGAACGATACTTCATCGGGCCGGGTGTTCGCGAAAAACTCACAGAGGTCTTTTCGTACATTGGCTCCGCGAAGACATCAAGCGGAAATGGCCCTGCCGACAAAGGGAAACTGCAACACATGCAGCGCGGCAGCAGCGGCCGCGTGCGACTCTGCAAAACTTCGTCCGCATTCAACAAAGGGACCGTCGCCACGCTGAACGTCTGGGAGGACGGGACTCCTCCAAATGAGACGCAGACGAGCGGGGAGACTGTCGTGGACGTCATCAACAAATACGCGAACATCGGAGCCGAAAAGTTCGTCAGCGTGGCGATGCACGGCAACGGCAAGTGGTACGTTGTCGCTGCGGAGTGCTCGTGATGGTGCTACTGCCGGGGTGCAACTGCTGCGACTCACCATGCTCCGTCGCTGGCCTACAGGCAGCGATACCAACTATCAAAATAACCTACACGACCACGGGGTTCTCTGCTGGTACGCCAGAAAATAGCACCGGAACAGCATTAGGAGTCATTGTTAGGGACACTGGCTGCGAAGAGGCAACCCTGGCTACGTCCACTACGACGGGAGCATTTAGTGATCTTTCTGCAACTCAAACGCTTGCTGTAGGGAGCATCCCCACGGTCTTTTCTTCATACAGTTCTGCGCCTACGTTTATTGCGAATGGGTATGTCGCCACAGATACCCTCGTCGATGCAGGGAATGGACGAGTCCACCCGCACGCGGGCGTGGAGTTTTATTGCGGCAGTCAGTCGAGTTGGTTGACTTCGGGCAAGTACCTGTGGGCTGTTGCGTTCGTGTGCAAGCCGATCTATACAGCAACCACTACATTCTCAAATCAGTTCGGCAGCCCACAATCATGGAATTTGAGGGCAAGGAAAGGTTACGCAACAATAGAAGACGGAAGTTACAACATATACGGATACCCTCCGTTTTCTTTTGCATCTCCACCTCAATGGATTAACGCCTTCCTCCGAACTGGCTATAGCAGCGCAGAACTAGACGCCGCAGACGACCAAGCCGTCCCTTCCTACCTTGGACAACTTTCTGTTTTCAATGGGAATGTGCCAAGCGCATTACTAAGCGGTGGCGCAAACCGCTGGGTGAACGAAGGCGAGATAGTCGCAAAGTCGAGTACGAGTGTTAATATCTATACAAACCCGCGTCTTACCTACACATTTGCGTATTTCACAACCGCGCCAGCAATAGTTGGCGAGTTTGATGGAGGCTCTTACACGTTCTACCAAAATGCAGTCACAAGCGGCAGCGTTCACTTTAGGTTAAGCGGGGCAAACGGCAGTTTTCCGTTTGTGAGTTCTGGAAGAATGAGTTTTCCGGACGGTGACCTGTCTGCGTACGGTAGGTTTCCTCTTTTCTTCAAGCAAATTTCGACTGAAACCTCCTCTCCCGGCAGGGAGTTCGCGCGTGCCAGGAGGCTTGGAGTACCTTCATGCGACACGCTTGGATTCACAAGTCGGAATAATAGTGGCTGGAACTTTTATGGGCAGACAAATCCGGTCATACCGGGGACGGCGAGTTCTCCGAACTATTGGTCCGGCCCCACCCTGACGGCAAGCATATCGGCAACATGAAAACCTTGACTCTGGAATGCTACTTGTGTGAGTGCGAAAAGGAGGAGGCGTTCCGATTTCTTAATGCGGGCGATGTTATTGTCGAGATAAAGAGAACCGACACGCATTGCGTTTACTCAGTGATCGAAGGGGATTATTCCATAGATGAACCGCCGTCGCCCGGCCTTGGCGACATGGTCGCCGCTGGACTCGACGCTGTGGGGATCACAAAAGACCGCGTGCAGGCAATCGCGTCTGCTGTGGGCATCAAAGACTGCGGATGCAAGCAGCGCCAGCAGGCGATGAACGAGTTTGGCACTAAGTTTCTTGGCCTTCCTGCTGGCGAAAAACCTATTGACTCCCAGTAGGCGACCGGGCCACACTATACAAATGCCACGCGATCACCACTTCACGATTCGTGGCATCAGGCTCCTGTGGCGGTACAGCCGCCTGCGTGGAGCGGCCGCAGGATGGGCATACATGCCCGACGATCCCAAGAAGCCTCGCAAGGTTCTGATCGACGACAGGCTGTCAGGACGCGAGCGCATGGAGACGGAGATTCATGAAGCGATGCACCACTGCTTCCCGGACATCTGCGAGGAAGCCATCACGGCGTCAGCGCGTGATGTCGCCAAGATCCTCCACGCCATCGGATACAGGCTTTCTGAGTAGGGTGATTATCGCCGCTACCAAGAGCAACAAGACTTGGCTCGACAGGATCCCGCCCGAAGACAAGGACGATCTCATCGTCCTCAAGAGCCAGGTGGCGTCGGGCGAGGTCTCTCAGTCGTTTCGCGGCCTCGCGGTCGCGATCCGCAAGGACATGATGTCGCGAGGCATCCCGGCACCCACAGTGGACACGATCAGAATATGGCTGTCCGGAAATTGAAAGATCGAGTCGTATCGGTGGCCGCCGACGCCGAGGCAGCACGCCTCAGGCATGAGTTGGCCTCTGTCAAAAAGAAATATGCGGCTGCGCTTGAACACTTGTCGCGGGAGCAGGACGCTGTTGCGAACCTGACTTCGCTATCTGGTATCCGAGAAAAGAAGATTTCTCGAGCCAAGGCCAGGAGCAACAAGTCGGAAGCCACGGCCGTCTTGGTTCTCTCCGACTGGCACGCCGAGGAGCGCGTGGACCCCAGAACGTGCCGTGGGCTGAACGAGTTTGATCTGAGCATTGCCGAAAAGCGGATCACGCAACTCGTCCAGCGTGCGTCCATGCTCATCGAGCACGAACGGTCGCTCACCGGCATCAGGCGAATCTGCGTGGCTGCGCTCGGGGACTTTATTACGGGGCATATCCACGACGACCTGATTGAGATGACGCAGATGGCCCCACTGGCGGCAATCCGCTGGGTCGGAGAGCGGCTGAACGGCGTGGTCGGCGCGATGTCCGAGATCGCGCCAGTGCTGGTGGCCACGGCTACCGGGAACCACGGCAGGACGACTCACAAGCCGAGGATTGCCACAGAAAATGAGCACTCCTATGAGCAGCATATGTATCTGACGCTGCAGGCCCAAGAGAAGCGCCCGCACGTTGACTGGCAAGTTGGGGCTGGCTATCTGAACCTCGTCAACCTCGACGGTTTCATGCTCCGCGCGCACCATGGCCATGCGCTGAAATTCGGCGGCGGAATCGGGGGTCTCACCATTCCAGCGAACAAAGCCATCGGCAACTGGAATCAGGCCCAGAAGGCCGACTTGGACATCTTTGGCCACTGGCACACGTTCTCTTGGCTTCCATACCGGTTCGTGGCCAATGGGTCGTTGATCGGGCACAACGCATTTGCTGACAGGATCCGCGCTGAGTTCCAGCCGCCGTCGCAAAGCCTGATCATCGTTGATCACAGTCACAACCGTGTGACCAAGGTTCTGCCGATCTTTCTGCACTGACATGGAGTGAAACTATGATTATTGGCTTGTGCGGGGCGGCTGGGGCCGGGAAAGACACTGTCGCTGAACGGCTTGTGTTCATGCACGGGTTTCTGCAGTTTGCGTTCGCAGACCCGATCTACGAAGCGGTCTCGGTCATCACCGGACTTGAAGTCCACGAACTCAAGGATCGGTCTCGCAAAGAAAACTGCCTTGGCTGGATCAGTCACTCGCCCAGGCGGCTCCTGCAGTCGCTCGGGACGGAGTGGGGCCGCGACATGATCCACCCGGAGATCTGGGTGATGTCGCTCATGCAGAGGGTGGAGGGCGTTCGGGACGCCGTCATCACAGACGTTCGGTTCAACAACGAGGCCGAGGCGATCCTTGCCCGTGGCGGCGAGGTCTGGCGAGTTGTTGGCCGGGAGGCGAACATCGGCAAAGAGGCATCGGGGCACTCCAGCGAGGGCGGCGTGGCCGACAAGTACGTCAGCGCGACGGTCCAAAACAGCGGCACTCTGGACGACCTCTGGGGGGCCGTGGACGGGGCTTATGAAAGGCTACTGCGCTATACAATAGAGTGAGTGACACGCCATGAGTGGCCCTAGAGGCCCGCAACGCACAAGGAGGTGCCCGCAATGGAACCGAAGATTCGTCGTAAGTTCAAGGCTGTCGGGGTGACTCTCGGAACGGCCACCGCAACATCGACCACGCTCCGCTGGGACGACGTTGCTGGCGGGACGCTTGAGATGGGGACAGTATCCACCTCAGCCACCAGCATCCAGGTGTGGGCGTCCGACTCGGAATCAAGCACGTTCGGGCGACTCTACAACGCCGATGGCTCGGCTGCGGACATCACGCTGGCCGCGAGCACGACAGAGGCCCGCGTCTACGCACTTCCTGACGCCTGCTATGGCGCAGGGTCTATCAAACTGGTGGCTGGCCAGGCCGCTGGCACTGGCGCTGTGTGCATCGTCACCATGAAGACCTGAGACGCATGACTTCCGAAGAACTCAAGCAGGGGGCGCTTGACGCCTTCTTTCGGATTGCAGACCGCTTCGGCGTGCCGTGCGTCGTTCTGGCGATTGTTTTGTATTTCGGCCGCGAGGCTGCAGTCGCGCTGCACCGAACAGTCGTCGAGCCGATGGTTCAAAGCCATATGGAATACCTCGACACGACTGCATCGACGCTCCGCGAGATCGGACAAGTCCAGAGGCAGCAGGCCACAACGCTCGACGAACTCTATCGCGGCCAGACTGAACTTCACAACGTCGTGAAGGACATTCTCATCAGCGGCAGTCACCCCGTGGAGAACTAGCCAATGGCGTGGCAGGACAGCGACAACAGTGGCGGTAAGTCGCGAATGAAGTATTCGCCCGTGGCTGGGGAGTCTCTTGGCGCGGACGGCCTGGTGCCCGGCGAGACTGCACTCAACTCTGCAGACGGCAAGATCCTCTACAAGAACCACCAGGGTGCTGTGCGATCTATCCCGACCGGATACACCGGGTCGATGTCGGTGTTCGACGAGGATACGAACACCACCAAATTGCTGACGTTCTCCAACGGCCTGCTCATCTCGGTGGCAAACCCATGATGGCGATGAACAACCGCACGCTGCGTCCGTCTGCCAGCGGCTTCACGCCGCGCTCCATCCCCGGCCTCGCCCTCTGGCTTGACGCAAGCGATGCGTCCACGCTGTTCCAAGACGCTGCGGCAACGACGCCCGCCACCGCGACGAGCGATCCGGTGGGGGCATGGCTGGACAAGAGCGGCAACGCGAGGCACGTTACGCAGGGTACGGCGGGAAATCGCCCTGTCATTCATTCGGCCACTCAGAACAACAGAAAGATTCTGTCGTTCGACGGCAGCAACGATGCCTTGCTTGGCACTGGAGCGCAGGCTCTCAAGACAGGCATGACGGTGATCGGGGCGTACTTCTCTGGCGCTGTGAACTATTCGTCGCTGTTTGCTGTTGGAGACAGTGCCGCCGGAAAGCGATGGATTTCTGGCTCAAGTCTGGGCAAGATTGGCATCGACTACTACACAAACTCCGCCAGCGTCTCCGCCTCTGCGTCCAACAGGACAGGCATCACATCGTTTACGCTCAATCCGTCAGCAAACTCGCTGGGCATTCGCATGGATGGTGCGCAGGTGCTTTCTCAAGCATCGTTAAGCCCCGCCCTTGCGGCATACACATCGGATACGTTTGCAGTTGGGACTACCCCGCTGGCGAACGAGCAGTTTTTTACGGGGCGCGTCTTTGAACTGGCCGTGTACAACCGCGTTCTCTCTGCGGCAGAATGCCGTCGCGTTGAGCAGGCGTTGGGGACGAAGTGGGGCATCACCCTCGCCCCGCAAGTCAGCAACGCCGACGCGCAGAACTGGATTGATAGGGTCTATGCCAACGGCGGCACTGTGAGTTCCAGCACG